AATTTATGTTACCCGCATCTATTTTAAAATAGAGCCCTCCGGTAAACTCCTCGTGACGGTCTTGACGACGTTTCGTTTAGAACAGACGGGACCAATAAAGACAATGAACCAAAGTCAAAATATGAAAATTTTAAATTTAAGTTTGTCCATTCTTTCAAAATGGATTATTCCCAAATTACCAATTTCCCTAGATAAACAATATCTATACAAGAAATGTATAGAACATTGGTTATATAAGATTGAGTACTGGTTTCAGCACAATGGAATACCGTACACTTGTAAACGTGTAAAGGTTATTCGCGCTATAACTATAGCTTTCATTGCTAAAGAACCAATATTCAAAGTTAAGGAGTTTATCTCAATCAACAAGAAAGGTTTACCAGGGGACTTAGGTCCTATGTTAAAACTAATCGAAGGTGGAGATATCACTGACATCAAGTTCGTACTTACACTTTTAAATGTAAGTAAGACTATTACTATCAGTCCCGATCCAAACTATGCACCAATAACTGAAGAATTTAAAGGTACTATAGACCCGAAATGGGAGTATAGAATCAATAGATTTTTCAGATGGCAACATATAAGGAGAGAATCCTTAAAGATTGACTTTAGAGATTATCATTTAAGTACAAAGACCTCTCCAAACGGAGGGAATGCTCTTAACGATTCATTAAGTGAGGTATTCAACCTAAAGAAGAATATGTCGCTCTTTGAATCGATCTGTTGTATAGGTGGTAAAACACTAGCCAACAGACTGAAAGATCTTTCACTACGTTTGAAACCTACCGGTGTTGATATAAAGACTCTGAGAAGAGTTACATCTATATCAGACAAGGAAGGTAAGACACGTGTAGTAGCTATTCTTGATTATTGGTCACAAACGGCTTTATTACCGTTACACAACTCCCTTTTGGGGGTGTTGCGATCACTTAAAAGTGATATGACCTTTAACCAAGGTAACTTTATGCGAGTCTTGGGGCCTGGTCCTTACTTTAGTTTTGACCTTAAAGATGCGACAGATAGGTTCCCTATTGCTTTACAGCAAAGGGTACTTACTTATCTCATCGGAGAGGCTAGAGCTAAAGCATGGTCCGTTATTCTTATCCAAGAGGCCTATAACACACCTAATGGGCGATCTGTTAAATATAATACAGGTCAACCAATGGGTGCATATAGTTCTTGGGCCACTTTTGCGCTAACCCACCACATAGTGGTGCAGTCAGCTGCTATGGAAGTCCAAAAATTTCCATTTACTAATTACGCCATATTAGGCGATGATATAGTAATAAGTGACCAAAGCGTAGCATTGCAATATAGAAAACTAATGTCACAGTTAGGTGTAGAATTTTCTGAGACAAAGACAATAGAATCAAAGATTCTTTTTGAATTTGCCTCACGTATTTTCCTCAAAGGGGAAGAGATTTCTCCCTTTTCCTTAAAAGGTTTACATGAAAGTTCAAATCATCCAGCTATGATAGTAGAGTTCATTAGAACAATGCAGACGCACGGATGGAATTTACTTAGAGAGGGTAACATACCCGGCCAAATTTCAACCCTTTTACGTTTATTAG